TAGACCTCGTCGCCGGATGGGAAGCAGCCCAAATGGCGATGGACGTTCGCGCATGGCGCAAACGCAAAGACCTGCACATCAAAGTGCATGCGGAGGCGGCGGCCAACCAAGGGAATCCGCCCACAACTGGTGTCGCCGCCTCTGCTGACCTCAACCGCACCGACACACTCACCCGCATCAAGAACCTTCCAGCCCCAGCCCAAGAGCTGTTGAAGAAACATTGGCCTGCACCCGGTGTGAAGTTGCCCGACCTCGACGAAGAACAGTTGGACATCCTCATGATCCGACTCGACCAGTTGGAAACCGAGTTTTCCGCCCCGTTCCTACCCAACAACGAACCAGAACTCCAACCCATCACCAAAGCCCCAACCCGCAAGAAGGCTCCAGCCAAGAAGAAGGTGGCGAAATGAGTCCGCTTGAAGGTCGCCTCGTTGACGAATCCGTCGTCATCATCCTCAAAGCCAGGTTCGCCAAACTCAACGACCGATGCCGCCTCACCATCCGCGACATCGCGGACGAAGCCAACGGCTCCATCACCATGAACCAACCGACCGAACGACGAATCGGCATCGCCCGCATCCTGCTGGAGATCGCCGAAAACGACGACCACGTCGACAAAGACCTCGTGCGTAGCATCTGCGAACTACGCACAGGAAAGAAATACAACACCGCAGGAGAAGCCCTGGCTGACTTGTCATGGGTTGACGCCGAACGAGTTTGGGCGTCATTCCAAGACATCTACGCAGACCGGGTGCAACTCGAATACATCCCAGCAAGCAACAACTACACCATCAAGGAGTACAGCAATGTCCGATGAATTCATGGAATCAACGTCAGGTGGCCCGAAACTACCTGCACTCAAGTTCGCCAACGTCGGCGACACCCACACAGGTGTCGTTACCGAGGTGACGAAACTGGAAGACAAAGACCCGGCAGGGAACCCGAAACTGTACGACAACGGCGACAAACGCTACGTGTTCGTCTTCACCCTCGACACCCCGACAGGTGCCTCAAACCTGTGGGTGCGTGGTCAGATGGTCAAAGCAGTACGCGAAGCAGCAGAGAAGGCTGGCGTCAAAACGCTCGTCGGTTCCACGCTGAGCGTCCGATACACGGGTGACGGTGAAAAGAAGTCGGCTGCGTTCAACGCACCGAAGCTCTACGCCGCCAAGGTTGATGCACCTGTTCAGGATGCCTCAGCCGAAATGTGGTGATTACTCTCCTCGGCATCATCGCCGTTGAGTGTGCGGTTCTTCTCTGGCTGGCCCTGCGTCTGCCAGGGAAGAACCGTGAATAACTACAACCCATCAGAAAGCCCGTTATGACCAAGCAAGAAATACGTGATGCGATTGAGTTCCTCCAACGACTGTTCGTTGGTCCTGGGGATGTTGATCGCCTCGAAGCAGCAATCAAAGCCCTACACACCGAACTTCAACGAAGAAACAAAAAGTGAGAACATCAGACATGATCTGCGGCGATAGTTCAACAGCAGAACAGCCAGCATTCCTGCTGGACGATGGCGGTGCAATTCCGACCTCGCCGCTCCACTTTCACATTGAGAAAATTGACGTTCACACAGCATGCAAATTGAACGAGCAATGGCATAGCCGTCTTCCACAAATCCATTGGTCCAATGTTGTACGAAACAAACATTACATTTGTTTCGGTGCCAGGTATGACGGTCATCTACATGCTGTAGCAATTTGGTCAAGTCCAGTGGCAGCCAACCGTCTCAAAGACGGACAATCAATACTTGAACTTCGACGTTTTGCAATATCTTCCGAATGTCCCACAAACACAGGGTCAAGGATGCTTGCAATTATGTCCAAAGAAATAGTGAGATTGCTCCCAGAAATAACTCGTCTAATTTCCTACCAAGACACAGAAGTCCATCAAGGAACGATCTACAAAGCTGCCGGATGGACATTGACCGTGACCAACAAGGGAATATCTTGGACCACCGAAAGTCGCACCCGCAACAAAGAACAATCCACAGCACCCAAAGCCAGATGGGAACTTGATCTAACCAAAAAATCAACACAAAGGAGAAACAAGAAATGACCTACGACCCTGACGCGCTACGTCAGATGAACGAGGAGGCGCAGCTTCGCATCAGCGAACTGTCCACCGCACTCGCTGCCGTCACCGAACAACGAGACAACCTGGAAGACTCACTCAACGCAGCCATCCACGAACTCGACGCACACAAAACCCACATCAGCCACCTCACCGCCACCGTAGAACGCCTACGCCTCCACATCGCCCAAGGAGTTGAACTGTGAACCACGACTACGCCAAACCTGTAGATGACACCACCAGCCAACCGAACGGCTCCGAGATACTCACCGAAGCCCACCACCTCATCAACGGGCCACGCCAACAGGCATACAGTCACCCATTCGATGACTACTACCGCGTCAAAGAACTGTTCTACTCAATGACCGGCATCCAACTCACCGTCCAACAAGCCATCACCTTCATGGTCTGCGTCAAACTCGGACGCATGGCACACAACATGCAACAAGGCGACTGGCATCGTGACTCCATCGTTGACGCAGCCGGCTACCTCGGCTGCCTCAGCATGGCCCACGAACACGTTGAGCGAAACATCGGCGCAGTCAAAGCCCACCTCAAAGAGCAGCACTGACATGTTGAGCGAACCAAAGTTCGTCACCGTCCTCGGCGACCACGACGAACACGCACGCTGGATCACCCACACCGACTGCACCGACATCCTCAACGCCTACCGCCAAGGAGGCGTCCACATCCTCGTCACCCTCAACGCCGAAGGCGAACTCACCATCGCCTTCAAACCAGGACGACACTGGGAAGCAACCTGGTCGCCACCAATTACCCTTGAACGTAGATGACACGCGACCCCAACCGACCCTGCGGATGCAACCCGCTCCCCGCACACCCAACATGCGAAGGCAACGATGACGAAGAAGACTGACCCCATCGAGCAATACCTAAACACCACCGGCTCAGGCTGGTGCATCAAATATGTGCTCATCGCCGTAGTCGAAGACGAAGACTCCGACCAATCGTTCTACATCCAATGCCTAGAAAACCAGACAGCAGCCGAAACCATCGGCCTCTGCGAAGCCGTATCCCACATCCAAAAAGTAAAGATAGCCAACGCATGGATCGCCAGAGAAAACGAAGAAGAGTAACGATGTGGAGCTGCACCCGATGCCCCAACCACATCACACTCCACATCACCCCCACCACCGCCCCGATTTGCACTAGACATAGCCCGCCACAACCAATGAAACCCCACGAAACCCAATAAACACGCCATTTGGCAAGATTCTTGGAAATCTTGCCGAAAGACTTGCAATTGTCTGACAGAGCCACTACATTGTCATACATGGCAAAGGAGGCCACAATGAACACCAACACACTCACCATCAATGACAAGGCTGAAATCATCAGCCAATTCAAGGTATGCCAAGGCAACCTTCAGTTGCTAAATGACTTCGCACCAAACCATCCTTTGGTTCTAAAGAACACCAAATGGATGCTTGACCTCATCAAAGTTATCGAATCATTTCAGAGTCATAAATAAGGGGGCCACAATGAAAATCACACGAAAGAACCGCACCACTGGTGCCACAATCACAGCCCACCTTGATGACTTCCTCGGATGGGTCACAGTATGCGAAACACACGGTGCATATGCAGAACATGCCACCAAGACTCAAGCAATCTCATGGATCAGTCAACCATGGGTCTACTGTTCACACTGTGCAGACATCAATTCATAATCACAATCAAGGAGACAACAATGAACACCACCACCAAGGCAAAGTTCTACCAAGACCTCAACGGGGCAACCACCTGCATGGGACACGCAGGTGGCTCACTCAAGTACATCGTTGAGCAGAAGCCAAACCTCAAGACCGTTCGCACCAGCAGCACCATCTGGTACCTGTTGACCGAAGCAGAAGTTGAAGAGACCAAGAGCTACTACCCCGAAGTGTGCGAAATCTGCCACTTCGATAACAAGCGCAACCAAGGAGACAAACAATGAAGTCCTACCCGATGCTGTCGTTCCGTTGCGACAACGACTTCCGCAAAGCCCTCGAACGAGAAGCCAAACGGCGTGACATGAGTGTGAGTGAACTCATCAAAGAAGCCGTCGCCAAACATCTTCAGTATGTATCAAGGTAACCAGTGAATGATCGAGAGAGTTTTTCCATCACCAAACAGCTTGATTTGTTTCCAGGAGAAACATCTCAATATTCTGTGCAACCAATAGAAAAAGAGTCAACACATTTTTTCTACTCAATATTCACTATGCAAAACGCATCCCATCAGTTTCATATGCCTACGGACTATTCAAGGACGGAGAACTATGCGGAGTCATCACCTATGGAATGCCAGCATCCCCATCACTATGCAAGGGTATCGCTGGGGAAAAATGGAAATCAAATGTCATTGAACTCAATCGACTATGCCTACTCAACAACGAACCAAATGAAGCATCCAGACTTGTAGGAGGGTCACTTCGACTACTACCAAAACCCAAAATTGTTGTCTCGTACGCCGACACACACCAACAACATCTTGGATACGTCTATCAGGCAACAAACTTCATCTACACCGGCATCACCGTCAAAAGAACAGAATGGGCAATCAAAGGTTTAGAACATATGCACACAAAAGCCATCGCCAACATGGCCGGATCTGGCGGTCTCACCGCCATCAAAGAACGATTTGGAGACAGGTTCTATTACCGAGATAGAAGCCAAAAACATAGATACATCTATCTCGTCGGAAACAAAACACAACGAAAAGAAATTGCAAAAGACATCAAATATCCACAGCTTCCATTTCCCAAGGACACCCAATGACCCACCGACGCAGCCGACCCCGCCACTACTGGTGCTTCCCCACCACCAACCTCATCCGACGATTCCCACCCGACACCCAAGACACCACCATCGCCAAAACACTCGGCACCACCACATCCACCATCAACCGCTGGAAAACACACAACATCAACCTCACCCCCTACCAAGCCGACCGGTACGCCATCCTCCTCGGCGAACACCCAGGCAACATCTGGCCCAACTGGTTCGACATGCCAGAACTCGGACCAACCAAAACAGCATGACCGACCTCCACACCATCTACAACAAACACCGCGGCCCAGAAGGCGGCGGCGACAAAGGCATCCACGGCTACATCCCCACCTACCAACACGAACTCAACAACACCGACAACATTGCACTCCTAGAAATCGGAGTCTTCCAAGGCCACTCCATCGCCATGTGGAACGAATACTTCACCAACTCCACCATCCACGGCATCGACATAACACTCCACCAACTCGCCTACCCACTCACCAACGTCTACCTATGCAACGCACTCGACCCACACCAACTCAACCAAACCCTCCACGCACAAACCTACGACTACATCATCGATGACGGCAGCCACCTCAACGCCGACATCATCACCGCATTCAACAACCTCTACCACCGCCTCAACCCAGGCGGAAAATACTTCATAGAAGACATCCAAATCGGACAACTCGCCGAACTCAACCAAGCCTTCAAACACCACCACGTTGACATCATCGACACCCGACGACCAGGAGGACCAGAAGCAGACATCATGCTCATCATCCGCAAACCCGCCACCACCAACTAACCTCAACAACCAAACAATTCAGGGAGACCCGCCATGACAGTCCTCAACCACGCTCTGCTGTACGCCCGACGAGGGATACGAGTCATCCCCATCGCACCCGGTGAGAAATATCCTGCCGGCATCGAAGCATGGCAAACGATTGCCACCAGCAACGAAGCAACCATCACCGAATGGTTCACCACCACCTACAAAGACTGGGGCGTCGGCATCTGCACCGGACGCGCAGGAGCCAGACAAATCTTCGTACTTGATATTGACGAACACGATCCGCAACAATCAGGCTCAGACACACTCGACGACCTAGAAGCTGAACACGGCAAACTCCCCGACACCGTCACAGTCCTCACCCCAACCGGCGGCAGACACCTCTACTTCACCACACCCATCCCCATCCGCAACGACGCAGGCAAACGACTTGGACCAGGACTCGACATCCGAGGCGATGGCGGACAAGTCCTAGCACCACCCACCATCCACCCCAACGGCAAACCCTACGAATACGAAGCGGGCTACAGCATCACCGACATGAAACCAGCCGACGCACCCGAATGGCTCATCAAACGATTGACAGCCGAACCGAAAATAGACCGCACACGACCAGCAGACGGCGACATCTTCCTCACCGACCCCAACTCACCCTCCACCCGCTACAACAACGCCACCAACTGGCCAACCATCCTCACCCAAGACGGATGGACCTACGTCTACCAAGGCGCAGACGGCACCGAATACTGGAGACGACCAGGCAAAACCACAGGCATCTCCGCCAGCCTCAACCACAACGGCAACGACGCACTCATCGTCTTCTCCAGCAACGCACCCGTACCCGAAGGCGGATACTCACGCTTCGGCTACCACGCCCAACGCCACCACCAAGGCTCATGGAAAGCCGCAGCAGCCGAATACCTGAACACCAACCCCAACATCACCACCAGCACACCCGACGAACTCCTCTCACAACTCGTCAACTGGACCGAATTCTGGAACCAAGACCACAAAGCAGAAGACTGGATCGCCTACCCACTCATCGCACGCGGCAGACAAACAGCACTCTTCGCCGTATCCAAAGAAGGCAAGAGCTACATAGCCCTCGCCTGCACCGCAGCACTCGCCACAGGCAAACCCATCTTCGGACGCCCAGCCCAAGAACCCGTCCACGTCCTCTACCTCGACTACGAAATGACCGCATCAGACCTACTGGAACGCCTAGACAACCTCGGCTACACCCGCGACGACAACCTCACCCACCTCCACTACGCACTCATCCCCAGCCTCCCCCCACTCAACACCTACGAAGGCGCAGCTGCCGTCATGAAACTCGTAGAGCTCACAGGTGCCCAGGTCGTAGTCATTGACACCACCGGACGGGCCGTAGAAGGCGAAGAAAACTCAGCCGACACCTACCGCGAGTTCGCCAGGACAACAGGCTTGGCATTGAAAGGAGCAGGCATCGCCTTGTTGCGCACCGATCACGCAGGCAAAGACAAAGGCAAAACCCAAGGCCAACGCGGCTCCAGCGCAAAGAACGACGACGTAGACATCGTCTACCACCTCCAACGAGACGGCCACACCATCAAACTCACCCGCATCTTCTCACGCATCGGCTGGGCACCCACCGAAGTAGAACTCGTAGAAGAACAACTCGAAGACGACTACAACCCCATCCGGTTGAAAGAAACCCAAGAGACCTTCACCGAAGACACCTACAACCTCGCCAGACGCATCCTGGAAGCCTTCCCAGACCTCAAACCTGGCATGAAGCAGGAAGACACCCTCAAATTCAGAGACGAAGCCAGAGCACGAGGAGTCAAAGCCAAGAACTCAAAATGGTCCAAAGCCCTCCGCGCCATCCACCAAAACCGACTCCGCGACCCACTCGCCTAACCCACCCAAACGGGGACATGACGCAGGGACACATACCCTGAACCCTTTGCCAGACATGGGGACATAGGTGTGTGACGTAGTCACACCCATGTCCTGTCTCCAAAACAGGCATGCACTAACATCTAAGCAACGGGCCTGAACCGGAAAGACTCAACCTGCAGAGTGATATGGGTTCAACTCCCAGCAGGTCCACCACCATGCCCATTCAACGCCCATGCCTCGACTGCCGCCGACTCACCACCGGCAACCGATGCCCAACCTGCCACACCCGACGCCAAGCCCTCACCGACGCCCACCGCGCCCACAAACGCGAACACTACAAAGGCGACTACCAAGCCAGAGCAAAACAAGTCCGACTCAACGCCACACACTGCTGGCTCTGCGGACTCGGACCCATAGAGGGAGACCCGTGGCAAGCAGATCACGTCTACCCAGGCAACCCCGACTCACCACTCGCACCAGCCCACAGGTCGTGCAACATTCGACGCTCCAATCTGCTTCGACTCAACTGACCCCACCCCGGCTTCAAGTGGGGTATGTCTTTTTCTCAGACACACATCGCTAAATGACCCGCCC